CTGACTAACTGCTAGGCGAAGAGCGAGAGAATTGATTTATAATCAATCCCCAGGTCGTTTCTGTCTAGCCACAGTAGCATTGTGATAACACAAGGGTTACTGTCTGTTCATCGAGTTCGTCTCCATCCGAGTTCTCAGAGTTCCAAAAACACTCTGTTGAACCTGGCACAAGCCCGGAGGGAGGAGAAAGGCGATTTTACTATATTTACGAATAGAATCTAGTAATTTCACCTCAGGAACAAATGACGACCGCAACAAATTACCGGAAGAATTTGAAGATACATAATCAAATTCTTGGCCTAGAGATTCTAGGCTAGAGCGAAGGATCAGCTCTGGTGTCTGCAAGAGGAGTTCTGGATCAAAACGATCTAAACATGGCCGAGAACGAATATATTCGTCTTGGATCAATCTCTGATTGACCATCTTTTGTAAAGAAGGAGAATCGAAACAACAGTTTCTTCTCATATCTTCCCAAAAGCAGGGCAATGTTTTTGAAAGTTCATAACCATCCTCAATGCATTCATCAATGCCAACCCTTCTCATCTCATCGGTTTTGCCCTTCCCTCTACCTCGGATAATTCCGAAATTCACATATTCGATATTTACAATATTTCGAATATATTTCTTTTCTGCCCCAAAAAGGGGAAAGAAACTATCAGTCCAGGACAATTTTTCTGGAGATAATAGTGAAGGTTCAATGTTAGCGTATTTAATCTCATAAAGCTCAGAGTTAATCTGACACACCTTGTCATTCACAAGATTCTTTCCCACAGAAGGGAAGAACCCCACGGATCGGACAGATTCCATCCAATTCCCAACCCTTTCGGGTTTGGTTTTGAATAGAATGTCGTCTCCGTTGATTAGACAACGAGGTGCAGTTAATTCAGAGTTCCAGTAACTAAACTGGAAAGTGAGATAATTCGCTAAACAAAGAACGATAAAGGAGAGGACATGGCCCATAAGCTGACCATTTTTTTGTTGCACTTTTCCAAGCTCTACCGATTCAAACGATTGTACCGGCCACGGAGAACTCCCTTTTTGGAGAGGTTCTCGGGTATAATCGATCAAAGCTCTACAGAAGGTCCCCATGAGATCTTCCCTGTAGTTCTTAGGATACTTAGAAAACAGAAATCTGATTATGATTTCTGAAAGTTCTGAGGATAGATTGTCAGTTGCCCCGGAGTAATCTCCAGAGACAAAGACATCACCATCTTCATAATTTTCAGATACATACCAAATATCTGTTTCAGTGACAGGACGACCAATTAGTTCAAATGGTCGCATCGTAGACAGTTGCTTCCAAAGAAAGTTCTGAATGGAATTATATTTGATATAATCCCCCGTAGAGGGTTTCGTTATTATACGACCCTTTAACGGTTCAAGAACCACACATGGTTGAACTGTGTCACTGCTGAGTAATCCCAAAGCTTTGAGAAACAGTAGTTCCTCAATGATCTCATCATCTGAGAATTCAGAATACTGGAAATAACATTTTCGACTCAAAACCTCTTTATCAAGTAAAGAGGCGCCGCGAACATTCATCAAGACTTCCTTCTGCACGGCAATCCCCTGGAAATATTCCATAGGGATGTGCACCTTAGAAGTTCGGAAATGAATGATCTCGGCTGATCGAGATGTTGGTTCCCTTAGACACTGGATTGCTAAGCCTACCTGTCCACCCCCACTCATCGATGCTTCAATTGTTGATTTCAACGAAAGAGCACCAGATCTCGGAAAAGGGTTCAACGATTTAGGGACTATAAGTCTCTTAAAATCGTCCCTTAATCGAGTCTGACAAAAATATCTAAATTTGTCAGTTAGTGGTACGGGAGGGGTAGTCAAAGCTTTCTTATGTTTAAGTAAACTCTGATCCACATGATGTGGTCGAAGAGGAAGAAGAGCCTTCTTCAGCCCTTGGAAAAGCGAGTAAAATAAGGACAAGATGCGTGTTTTATGAACGCCATTCTTGTACTTAGCTTGCTCACGTCGAAGATAAACTCTCAATTTCCGCGGGAAAATGGTTTCGGCAAGAAAAAGACCGGGCATCGGAGGACTTTCGTCCTCTATCAGTCCAACAAATATCACATTTACGTGATACTTGAAGAGCGTATGGCTTTCACCAAAGAAAGCGGCTATTAATAGCGATTCATACGTACTCTGAAGGTCTTTCTGCGTCAGTTCCATTTTGAACGTTGAGCAAAAGAGTTTCATCTGTTCCAGATAGTCCGAGGCTTCATCCTCACATAAACTGACTATCTTCTCCACCCAAGCTGTCTCTTCGGTATATCTACCGTTAGAACAGCTCTCCGCGTCACCGAAATCAATATAAGATTGATATACGCTGACTAAAGCTTGAGCAATTTGATCTGGTGCTTTTAGAAGTTGAGTTCGCAATCCCTCCAAGGAAGCGTACTCAAAAATCTTAGCAACAGCATCAGTCAAATCACTGGAAACAACCACTTCTGAACAGAACTTGAAACATTCACATTGTTGCTTTGAATGTTTCCCTCCTTGGTGACACATAACATGTGTTAAGGATCGATTTAGGCTACCGTGGTACACTTTTGCCATAGTGGCTCTAAGGAAAATCGACAAATC